TCTCATTGTAAACTTCTTTTAATAGTTTCTTTCTTAGTTTGATAGATTTGGTATTACCTCTATCAAAAAATTCATAGATTGGTTTTACATATGTGTTTAGCAATGGTTCTTTTGTGGACTCACCACCAGCTTTTAATGAAACACCTAATAGTGAACCATCATTAAAGAAGATAACAATATCAGCAGGTGAATTAGCTGGAACACCTACTGGTTTTGCACGATATGTCCAATATACCGTATCTATTTTCTTATTATTGTTTGTATCTTTTAAATATTTTCTAATCGCCATTGCGTTAGTCATCTTCACACTATACAAAGAGGACTCTGGCATTTGTTCGATAAAATCTAAACCAGCCTTTAAGTCATTCTGTGTGACATAAGGTGGTTGTAACTTACTAGATAATCCTATAATTTTTTCATATAGTTTATCTATATTTGTTTCTGTAATGCCATTTAAAAATGCAAGGCAAGGTATAAGTTCTGTAATTGTGGAGTTTAAAGTGGTCTCTGTCATACCACCAGACATTGGTTTGTAAACTATTCGTACTGTTGTGCCGTCAATAGTTGTTTCGGTAATGTCTTCACTAGATAAAGATGTTTTCTTTTCTGTAACAGGTAGTTTTAGTTTTTTAAAATGATTACCAACATGTTTTCTAGCAGTAGGTCTACTAGCTGCTCTAGCAAAAAACACATCTGCACTTAATGTAGATTTCTTTTTTTCATAAGATATCTTAGCCCCAGCTTTGGCAGCTGCTTGTTCTACAAGTTTATACTGTGTTTTAGTAAGTAACATTTATCTCTCCTATACATATTTATAACACACCTAGGAAAGATGGCAACTAGTAATTCCAGAGCATCTTAGGAATACCACCATTAGGCAACCAAACTTTCTCTTTATTATGAAAGTCTGCAAGTTTCTTAGCGTCTTCTTCAAAAAAATATTTAGCAACAATATTGTTTGTCGGCTCCTCTCGGACACCCCATAAAATCTTCTTGCCTTCTTTAATCATCTCAGTAGTATAACTCACAGTTTTTAAATCCTCCGGTGGTCGTTTATCGCCTTTATGAAATCTTACTTTTTGTTTTTTTCTAGTTCTTACCATATCCAACTTATAAATGAGTAACGAATACCTTTAGTTACTGGTTTTACGACATGTGGATAAATGAAATTACTAGGAAAAATTAGAATATCACCTTTTGAAACCTCTCTTTGTTTGTCTATCATAAAGAATTCTCCACCCTCAAAATCATCATTAAGTAGACCTAACACACTTAGTATAGGAATACCTTTTCTTTCGCCATCAAACATAGAATGTATGTGGTCACAATGAAGAGCCATCTCTTTACTCTCTTCATACTTATTAAATCTTACATGTGAGTAACCTTGATACTCACTAAACCAAGGCATATTTAAATCTTTAACATATTGGCTTGCTGTGTCATCAACAATTTTGTTTAGTTGATTTTTAGTTGGTACATTATCCCAACTCATAGACAATTCTTTATCTTCATCTCTAGGTTTAGTTTCACCTGTTGTTGCATTATAAAAATTATGTTTCTGAAAATTTATAGTACCCATGGCATGTACCGTATGTTCACATAGACTTTCAGATACAGCACCTTTATATAATTTGGCGTATTGTTGCATTATACTTTAAAATCGCTAAACTTATCGTAAGCGTCCTCTTTCTTTTTAAAAGGTTGATTAGTTTGATTAGCGTCAACAATATCTTGTGCTGTTTGTTCTACATCATACAACCTCATTTTACTACGGTCAACACCCACAATGAATGCTCTGTTTGTACTAGGGTCATTATATCTGTTTTTCAACTGTTTGATTTTAATTTGACCTAGTTGTTCTAGTTCGTCATTTGAAATCAAAGCGAACATAAAGTCTGCCGTAGCAGGCAGACCAAAACTTTCTGAAGTATCTTCAAGACCAATATCTGTACTGACAAAACCAGTTCTTGTGGTTTGTGTTGCACTAAAGATTGGTACATCAAACTCTACAGCAAGACCTCTAAGTTCTTCTGCAATTGCTTTTACATAAAAGTATGATGATATATTACCACCTTTAAATCTACTTGAAGAACAAATGTTTAGATAGTCAATAAAGATTGCATCTGGTTTAAAACTCTTCTTCAATGATAACTCATTCAACAATGCTCTAAAGTGACCACTATGAGCAGAAGCTGTTGGATATTCTTTGATGATAAGTTTACCTTTTGTCTTAGCTTGTATCTTATCCATCTTGTTATCATACAAATCTTTTGGCATGACATGTAAATCTTCCATAGATACATCAAGTAAGTTTGCATCAATTCTTTCTGCAATTCTTTCCTCTGCCATCTCTAATGTGATATACAATACATTCATACCTTGTGTCAAATAAGATGATGCTACATGACACATGAATAGTGATTTACCAACGCCTGTGCCTGCAAGAGCAATGTTCAAAGTTTTACTTGGAACACCACCTTTTGTAATTCTATTCATGTAATCAAGGTCGAATTGAAATCTTTTCTCTTTAGTATGGTACCAATCAAATCTGGATTTTGCATCTTCAATATAGTCATGGCCAACATGATTGTCAAACGACACGGCCAATGCATCTGATAAGATACTTGGTATTGCCTCTGGCGTCATCGCCTTGTCTTTGCCATCCAAGATTTTAATACCAGACAATACAGCATTATGTACAGCACGGTCTTTACAAAACTTTTCAGTAGTATCAATCAACCACTGTTCATCACTCTTCTCATCTGATAAACCTACAACATATTCTTTTATTGCTGTATGTTCTTCTTCATTAATATCTTTACGAGTATTAAGTTCAATTAAGATAGTTTCTTTTGTAGGAAGATTATTGTACTTATCAATAAACTTATACACTTCTTCAAATAGTAACTGTTCAGTTCTTGTATTGAAGTAATCCTTTTTAATAAAAGGTAATACTTTTCTAGTGTAATCTTCTCTGAAAAAGAGATTGCTCAGTATTGTGGTTTCTATTCTATTCAATTATTGCCGTCCCATTCTTTAGTTGTTCATCAAGTAATTCTACCAATATATCACCTATATAATTTATAAATTCTTGATTATCAAGCAGGTCTAAATCTCTTGGATTTTTTACTACTGTATAATCAAATGTCAAAGGTAATTTACCCTCAGCATCTTCTTCCACTTTTGGTGGTATGCCAACCTTACCATATTTGTAAATGGTATCGGCAAATGGTCCTTCGGTCAACTTAATACAAGTATGGTCTTCGCCCTCTTTTTGAGCAAAGACATATCTTCTATTCGTCTTCGTCAGAGCCGTAGCTGAATTTTCTTTTTGTGTACTCATCAATTTGGTCTAATACCTCTTTTGTAAAATATGTTTCAGGATTATCATTGATTGTTTTACCAAATTGTTTTGTACCATCCGGCAATTCAATTCTTGTTGATACTTTCTTAAAGATACCAGCCTCTTCTGCAAGTTCTAACAAACCATAGTGTCTATCTAAACCATGTTTGTATGATAATCTTACATCAATTTGTGCGTTCTCTTTAGTTATTCTGGACTTATAATTTTTACAATGTATAATATTACCTACTACTTCTGTACCCTCTTTTTCTTTTCGTTTACCTAAGTAGATGATTGATGAAGCAGCGTACTTCAAACCTGAACCGCCACCCATTTCTTTTTGTGGGAACATAGAACCAATAACATCATAAGTGTGATTGGTCATTATCATAGGAATATTTGCTTTTCCTAATTTAAGTGTTAAAACTCTAAAAGTAGATTTGACTATTTGTGATCTAGTCATATCTCTTGTTTCTTTACCAGCAGCTGTATCTTCCATTTCTTTTGTAGTAGATAACATACCTAAACTGTCTAATACAAACATCAAAGGCTTTCTTTTATCCTCTGGTTGTTCTAAATATTTGTCTATAATTTTAATTGATTGATTTCTAAATTCTTGTACTGTAGCAACTGGTACAATTACCATTCTAGTAGAATCAACTCCTCTAGTTTCAATCATACTTTTTGATATAGCACTTTCTGATTCAAAGTAAATTACACCAGCGTCTTTATCTTTGTCTAAAAATGCTTTTACAATACCTAAAGCAAAGAATGTTTTACCTGTAGCGGCCTCACCAGCGATTGCTGTGATTTTGTTTCCTGGCATACCACCATATATACTGCCTGATAATAAGGCATTAAAAGAATATGAGCCTGTGTCTATAAAACTTGTAACGTCAGCGCTATCAACTCCTTCACTTACTAAACCAGCATATTCATTACCAGTTTCTTTAATTATGTCTTTTAAAAAATTACTCATATCAATATCTCCATAAATTTATTGTTATATTATATACTATTCTAATCATATTGTCAAGTCCCATTATTACTTATATTGAAATTTATTATACATCTGACATCTTTAGTTGGTTGTTCAGCCGTATGCCAATATAAACCATCAAATATTACAACCCTACCTTGTTTTGGTTTTACTCTTTTCTGTTCTTTTACATCTTCAAAAAAAGGTATATCAGTTGGTGATTTGCTTTTATAGTTATAAATTATCGTATCACCATCACTATCATTTACATAATATAAAAATACCAAATGTG